GCGATCCGCAAGCAACACCTGATCGAGTTGGTAAACCCATTTGGCAAAATGCTTTAGAAGATACTATGTCTTATATTGGTTTTGTATCTGAAGAAAAGCGCGATGACATTTTGAGTGAAGTGAAGTTCCTTTTAGATCCTTCTTGGTCTAAGACCTATGGCGAACACTTCAATCGTGTTGTGATTGATGCTATGATTCAAGGTGTAGTGCCAATCGCGCGTAATCTTGGCGTTTCAGATAACGAAGAAGGTGTTGGACTTTTAAAACCTGATAAAAATTATTTGATGATTCCTTGGAATGCAACGCCAAAAGTGTTTGGCGATTTGTGTAATCAATTTCTGAGTATGAGTGAAACAGAATACAACGAAATTGTTGAGCATAATTTGGAATTTATTAAGATGTTTGATCGTAAAGAAGTTGCCAAACAGTATATAGATTTGGCTTATAGACAACTTCCTATTAAAGTTGGGAAATATGATGCATCCTTAGATAAAACTATAGATTCTGTGTGGTGCGATCATTTTGGATTTAAAAATCGATTAGAAGTTGTGAGTACATTAGAAGATTTATTTGGGTGACTATATAGTATTGTGGTTTGAATCATTTAATCTGGAGTTAACATGCAATTAGAAGTAAAAGTAGAAGATTTGCGCAAAAATAAACTTTTTGTTGCAACACCAATGTATGGCGGTATGTCTCATGGCATGTTCGTCAAATCTTGTTTAGACTTACAGTCAATCTGTTCGCAGTATGGCATTGAGGTTCGCTATTCATTTATCTTTAATGAATCTCTCATTACTCGTGCTCGCAACTACCTAGTAGATGAGTTCCTTCGCGCTGAAGGATTTACTCATATGCTTTTCATTGATGCTGACATTCATTTTGATCCGCGCGATGTAATTGCATTGATGGCTCTTGACAAGGATATCATTGGCGGACCTTATCCTAAGAAGTCAATTAAGTGGGGCGCTGTTAAAGAAGCAGTAAAACGTCATCCTGATCTTGCAATCAGTGAAATGGAAAAGGTAGCTGGCGACTTTGTATTCAATCCAGCACCAGGAACTGAAAAGTTTTCAGTTGCCGAACCAATTGAAGTTCTCGAAATTGGTACTGGCTTCATGATGATCAAGCGCGATGTGTTTGATAAGTTCAGAGAAGCCTATCCTGAACTGCGTTATAAGCCAGATCATGTCGGTCAAGCAAACTTTGATGGATCGCGTTACATTCATGCGTACTTCGATACAGTAATTGATCATGGTGTCTCTGATCGTTACTTGTCCGAAGACTATATGTTCTGTCAGTGGTGGCGTAAACTCGGCGGTCAGATTTGGCTCTGCCCATGGATGAAGACGCATCACATTGGCACTTATGCATTTACTGGCGATATGCCAGCTGTTGCTAACTACGTTGGCTCCCTCTAAAAAAGAGGAACTTTGTTATGATCGTTGGTCTTGTTGGCTTCATTGGAGCAGGTAAAGGTAGCACAGCAGATATTCTCGTTGAAAGGCATGGTTTCTTCAAAGAGAGTTTTGCAAGCAGCGTCAAAGATGCCTGTGCCACAATCTTCGGTTGGGATCGTTCACTCCTTGAAGGCGATACAACTGAATCAAGAGCATGGCGAGAGCAACCAGATGCATGGTGGTCTAAGAAACTCGGCAAAGAATTTTCACCAAGATTAGCACTCCAGCTAATGGGCACAGAGGCAGGTCGTGATGTATTTCACCCTGACCTCTGGGTCCACACTGTGATGCGTCGATGCGAGCAAGCACCATACAACAACTATGTGATTGCTGATGTTCGTTTTCCCAATGAAATTAATGCAATTGTAGAATCTGGTGGTAAGGTTGTTCGCGTTCGTCGTGGTCCTGATCCTGAATGGTACAGTCTTGCTCGAGAATGTAATATCTATAACAAACCTGAGATAATGCAGAATGCATATCCAGAAGTTCACTTCAGTGAGTGGGCTTGGATTGGATCGCACTATGATATAGTGATGGACAATAATTGTGATCTTGAGACGTTGAAAATAAGAGTTGACAATCTCGTTGACTCGCTTTATAATAATCGTGTTGAGCAACTTGAGGATGTAAATTATGAAACTGTCTGATGAAACTATTGCTATTTTGAAGAACTTTTCAACCATTAACCAAAGTTTACAATTTAAAAATGGCAATGTGTTGAAAACTATCTCTCCCCTGAAAACTATTTTTGCTGAAGCAACAGTAACGGAACAATTTCCGTCTACGTTTGCGTTGTATGATCTGAACAAACTTCTAGCCAAGATTTCCCTTTATAAAGATGCAGATCTAGGGTTTGGCGCTGATCGTCTTACTATTGCCACTTCTGATAACAAGAAGTCTGATTCAATTAAATATTGCTCAGAAAAATTAATCACAGTTCCACCAGAAAAGAGCATCACCCTTTCTGATCCTGATTGCGAGTTTTCTCTTTCGCAAGAAGATCTTGAGTGGATGCGCAAGAGTGCTGGTATTTCTGGATCACCAAACTTTGTATTTGAAAGCGATGGTACAACTATCACTTTCATGGCAACTGATCTTAAGGATGATTCTTCTGATCAATCGAAGATTGAAATTGGAACGAGCGATAAGAAATTTCGCGTTGCGATGAAAGTTGAAAACTTCAAGATGATGGATGGTTCTTATGACGTTGCAGTGTCAAGCAAAGGCATGGCTCGCTTTAAGAACAAAAATGTAGACATTACCTACTTTATCGCAATTGAAGCTGCTAACTCCAAGTTTGGAGAAGAATAATGAACGTTCAACGTGATCGTGAAAAAATCCTTGGTTGTCTTCAAGAGATCTCCAATTCGCTGACTCGCATTGAAGCAGAGCGAGATCTCATTAAAGATATTCTTCAGAGAATGCAAGATGAGTTTGAGATGCCCAAAAAGCTCTCGCGCAAACTTGCTAAGGTCTATCATAAGCGGAACTTTGAAGAAGAAGTCGCTGATCAACATGACTTTCAAGAAGTCTACGAAACGGTGGCTAAATAAAAACTTGGGGTGCAATTTCTTTTGATGGCACTATCCGCCAGACTGCTCGCCATGGGAGTTCACCTTCCCCACCCCATCTTTTCTTTTTGGAGTTTATATTATGAATATTGATATTGATCTAGATTGTTTCGGCAATCCAGTGTTAGATTCAACATATATGAAAGTCACTTCTGAAATAGTGAAGTCTCACATTTTTAATATACGAGAATCTAGAAACTCTATCCCATTAGTTCATATAAACAAAAAAAACTATAACACCTTTGTAACGAAACAAATCCCGCAGATGGCAAAGGGATTTTATCTGCTATACAGAGTCGACTCTCCAGTAACTAATCAAATTCAATTTGGATATATTGGATCTAGCGATTATAATTTGCGTGCTCGTATTTCTAAATTCTGTAGAAATGTTTTAGATTTAAACACATCAGGGGATAGAAATTATGCATATTGCAACGATTTTGTAAATAAGTTTGGCAGAAACTTTGAGAATACATTCGCATCATATTTTGTGATACCTAAAAAGTATAAGTCATTTTTTGATGAACTTTCCATCAGAAAAATAGAAGGATCTTTAATTAAACAAGCCAAAAGGGAATATGGCAGTGTAATTGTCAATAAGATTGATAATCCAACGGTTGCAAAAATGAGCGAAAAGAAAAAAGCTCTAAGAAAAGATTTCATTGCAACTTTACCTGAGGAGTTATTTGCATGAACACACGTCGTAATTTTTTCAAATATCTTGGTCTTGCTGGCGGTGCTGCTGCTGGTGGTGCTATTGCTGCCACAACACTCGTTACCTCTAGTGCAAATTCTGAAGCAGTGAAAGAAATTGAAAAAGGCGGTCATTCTGCTGTAAGAATCAATCAAGAATATGGCGAAAATGATTTGTCGTTTACCAATAATTACATTGAAAAATTTAGACTAGAAGGCGATGGCACTTTAAGTTTAGGAACAACTGCGCCAAAAACAAAATTGAAAACGGTGAGTGTGGATTTGGTTCCTGGTCCTGATGGTGAATTGTACTTGAAGACAAACGGAAAATGGCGTAGAATAGTAACTGAATAAGCAATCAGGAGTTTATTATGAATGAAGTGTTGTGGGTTGAAAAATACCGTCCTCATACTATTGCCGATTGTATTCTTCCTGATGAATACAAGGCAACTTTCCAATCTTATGTTGATCGCAAAGAGATTCCCCATCTCTTGCTTTGTGGTGGTCCAGGCGTTGGCAAAACCACAGTTGCCAAAGCACTCTGCGATGAAATTGGCTGCGACTATCTAATGATCAACGGTTCGGATGAATCAGGCATTGACACCTTCAGAGTCAAAATCAAAAACTATGCAAGCGCAATGTCTCTGGGTGGTGGTAAGAAAGTTATCATCATTGATGAGGCAGATTATTTGAACCCAAACTCAACTCAGCCAGCCATGCGTGCAGCGATGGAAGAATTTGCTCATAACTGCACTTTCATCATGACTTGTAACTATAAGAATCGTATCATTGAACCGCTGCATTCACGATGTGCTGTGATTGAGTTTAAGCTGCGTAAAGAAGACAAGCCAAAGATGGCTGCTGCATTCATGAAGCGTGCAGTTGAAATTCTAAATCTTGAAAAAGTTCCATTTGATAAAACTGTTCTTGCTGAAGTAGTAAAAAAGCACTTCCCAGATTATCGTCGCGTTCTAAACGAACTTCAAAGATATTCTGTGAGTGGTCAAATTGATGCTGGTATTCTGAAGAGCATTGCTGATGTTTCAATCAGTGAACTTGTAGCAGCATTGAAAGATCAAAACTTCGGCGCAATGCGTAAGTGGGTTGCTGACTTTGGTGGCGATGATCCTGCTGTAGTCTATCGTAAGATCTATGATAGTCTCTATGACATTATGGATAAGTCGACCATTCCAAATGCAGTTGTGATCCTTGCCAAGTATTCATATCAGTCTGCATTCGTGGCTGATCAGGAATTGAATCTGACTGCATGTCTCACCGAACTCATGGCGGAGTGCAGTTTCAATGGCTGATCTGTTCAAAGAGATAATTCCCTCTATTCTTCAGACAAAGCAATATGCACTTCTGACAGAACAGGATGAAAAGTCATATTCTCCATTTATGGTAAATCGAGCCTTATCTTATCATCGAGATACTGCTTTACTCGCCAATCAGATGAACCTTTATCCAACAACTGATAAAAAACTACAATATGATTTTCTCCTAAATATTGTTCGAGCCTCTAAAAGACCATACTCGAAATGGTATAAGAAGGCAAAGAGCAGTGATTTGGATACTGTAAAAGAATACTATGGCTATAGTGACAGCAAGGCTGTCGAAGCTCTAAAAGTTCTATCTGAAGACCAGATCGCTGCGATGAAGAAACAATTGATTAAAGGATGAAGCATCATGGTCGAAAAACTCGTAGAAGTCACACTAGAAAAGCAAGACGACTTTCTCAAGGTTCGAGAAACCCTCACACGCATTGGAGTTGCTGCTAAGAACGAAAATGTTCTTTATCAGTCTTGTCATATCTTGCACAAGCAAGGAAAGTATTACATTGTCCACTTCAAAGAACTCTTTGAACTGGACGGAAAGCCAAGCAACATGAGCGACAACGATATTCAACGTCGGAACACAATCGCTAACCTGATGGCTGAATGGGGATTGGTCAAACTCGTGGATGCAGACAAAACAAAAGATAATGTCGCGCCATTGAGTCAGATTAAGATCCTCCCATTTAAAGATAAGAACAATTGGCAGTTGGTTTCCAAATATACTATAGGGAAGAAAAAGAAAGAGGATTAATTGTTATGATTCAACTTGGAATATATGCGCTTCGCGAAGGCGTTGAGTTGCCAGTTTATGGGACTTCAATGTCTACCTGCTTTGATCTCTCTTTCAATCCAGGAGAAGAAGAAATTAGAGGATATGATGAATGGAATAATCCATTTATTAGAACTGCAGGAGCTCACGGTGAATGTCAGATCAGTCCAGGTGATCGCGTCCTAGTTCCCACTGGTTTAGTGATGCAAATATCCAAGCATCCTACAATTGAATCATTTACCGATATTTTTGATGCAAAGGTTCAAATCCCTTTACAAAACTATAGCATCCGTCTGCATGCAAGATCAGGATTGTCGCTCAAGCGAGGTCTCGTTCTTGCAAATGCAGAGGGCGTTGTCGACGTAGACTAT